GCCACGGCGAACCGACAGCTTCTTGTTGGCGTCGAACACTTCGATACGGTAACCGAAGTTGCCGCGCGAGATGTTGTTGACGTTGGACGACTGCTTCATGCCGGTGACCGAACCACCTTTCAGCGAACGCAGCAGCGCTTTCTGGGTGTCGTTGGCACGAGCGTACTCGATGATGTTGCCGGTAGCAATTTCACGCAGCGCGGAAACAGCAGCGGAACCCGAGCTCAGACGCATGGTGTTGGTCTGACGGTTGAAGTTGCCGTTCAGGGTGGCGTCCAGCAGAGGCTCGAAGCCAGCGGTCTTGAACGCAGCGAACAGGGTCTCACCAACGCGAGCACCGGTCTTGTCCAGAACCTGGAAGCCTTCGAAGCGGCGCAGGAACATGCCCATCTGGCGGTCGTCGGAACCTTGGCCGTTGGAGGTCACGGTGAAGGTGTTGTTCGACATCGACTTGGTGTTGATGAAGAAGTTCACCGCGGTGGATTCCAGGGTGCCGCTGATGATGATGGCGTCGGCCGAGATGGAGTTGGACTCCAGTTCGTCGGTCGAGGTCCAGGCGCGCTGACCAGGAGCTTCACACAGGCCGAGGAAGTTCGGGATGTTGCTCGGAACACGCAGGTAGTTGGTCAGGTGGTTCTGACGGCCGTACGCATCGTTTTCCGGGTAGGTGGCATCGAACGGTGCCATCACAGCTTCGTCGACGAACAGTTCACGCAGGTCGCTGTCGTCTTCTTCCGGCCAGACTGGGTAGGTGGCCAGGACTTCATCGCGGAACATGTCGCCGGTGCGGAGCAGGCCGAAGATCGGGCGCAGTTCCGAAGCTTGTTGCCAGGCGCTGTTGCCGTAGGCGTAGTTGCCCAGACCAGCAGCACGAACCAGGAGCAGAGCACCTTCGTCTTCGTACTTGACGGTCACGGTGGAGAACAGAGCTTCGGCGGCCGGGGTCTGCAGGTGAGACTGGGCGTTGAGGGTCATGTTGGCGGCTTTGATGTCCGCTTCCGAGCCCTTGAAGTTCTGCATGGAGAAACCTTCGAGACCACCGATGCTGGAGTACATCTGCTCGGTGCGCTTGACGATCTCGATCATGTCGCCTTCGGGAACGTTGCTGCCGCGGGCCATCGCGCCGGAGAAGGCGGTGAAGGTCTTGGCGTTCAGCTTGTCGGTGAGCAGCTTGTCGAGGTTGATGCTCTCGGTGCCAGCGACGTTGCCGGAAGACAGCTTGTTGTTGAAGTCGGTGAGGCTTTCAGCCCCCACGACAGCACCGAAGCCGGTGTTCGCTACAGCACTACGGATGGCTGCGAAGAGGTTGCCCTCATTGTGCAGGCCGGTTTTGATCGCTTTGAAAGCCATGGACGTTCATCCTTTTGCAAGAGGACAATTGAACAAATATATTTGTTTGTGTATACAGCGCTACACATAACATATATTCGTAAAGGGGTTAAGGGTTTTGCAGGCCCAGCAGTTTGTACACCTCGGCGAGGGAAATTTCTCCCAAACCTGGTTCCACCAGTTTGCCGAAGTGGGATTCCATATACCCATGAACAGCAAAGATGGATTCGAGCAACGCTCCAGAGAATGTTTTCGCATTTGCGCAAACCCATCCTGGGAGTTCTTCTTCGTCGTTGTGGAACACTACCAGAAGGACATTCGCTCCAGCATTGAGGTAGCTGAAGCAGGTACATTCGTTCACCAGTCCGGATAAGGTTTCACCCGGGAACTTATTAAATGCGTCCTTGACCATGCCTCCTTCATAGTCCTTCTTGAAGTAGAGATCCGGGTCGAGCATCATGACGCCCAACTCTTTCGCGACGATGTATTGCAAACGTGCGATCTGTGCGATCTCACCAAAAGTGATCTTTTGATGATATGTCGTTAAGTTGGTAACATTCGCAAACGGAACCGATTCCCTTGACAGCAAGCGAGCCATGTCGCTGGTCAGGAAGAACAATTGAACTGAAGGCCCGTTAGGGGTCTTGAGAATCATATTTAACGCTCCTAAGGAGTAGTCTGAATGAATGACTTGCTGGTATTGGTTAAACTGCTGTCGGCAATTTACCAGGCCAAGAAACTGGATGATACAAATCTTCTGAAAGAACTCGAGGAGACTTTAGAAGAGCTACCAGCCCCTCCTCCGGATGTGTTCGCACAAGACAAGGAGGCTCGGGATAGCATCAGAGCAACTATCTCGTGGCTGATTGACCAGCCTTCCGACGATGTCGTGCTTATAAAATCAAACTTGATGATGCGGGTACGGTTGTTCTGTAAAGGCGATGAAGCTTTGAAGGCAGCCATTGAGGATGGGTTGGAGGATCTCGAGAAAGAAGAGATGACCCGTCGACTCATTTACAAGCACATCAGTGAAGTGCGTTTGAGTCTGGAAGGCAAGGAGTTCGGTAACCGTTGGAAGAAGGCGGTTAAGAGTCTGTTCTACAAAGACCACTCCGAAGTCTCCAAGGAAGAGTGGGTCCAACTCGCTGACATGATCAACGAGCGTATGACTGTCGCCTATGAAGAACGTCAGTCGGAGATTGTCCACACAGTTACATCGGATGATCCTGAATCCTTCCACGGCATCATTGAGATGGCCAAGAAGGAGAACAGTAAGGAAGGTATCCTTAAATCAGGTCTGCAAGGTCTTAACGAAGCCTTGGAACCTGATGGTGGATTCCGTCGCAGTAAGTTCTACCTGTTGAACGCACTGACCAACCGTGGTAAGTCGTTGACCATGGCTCACATCACTGCATCGATCGGTTTGTACAACAAGCCTATGCTGCGTAACCCGACCAAGATCCCGACGATCCTCCAGGAGTCTGCAGAAGACACCATGGACTTGATCATCATGCGGATGTACAAGTTGGCCTTGACCGTTCGTCATGACATCGAGGCTGACTTCCAGATTGCTGACCGTGACGAGATCGTAAACGCTATTGTCAACTGCTTCAAAGACAATGGCTGGTTCTTGATCATCAACCAGATCGAATCGAGCAAAGACGATTGCAACGCTATGTTCAACCGTGTTCGTCGTCTGGAGATGAAAGGTCACGAGATCATCTTCTACGGTTACGACTACTGTGGTCTGCAGAACTACGACAAACTGCCAGGTGAGTCGAAGTCTGACAAACTGCAACTGCACTTCCGCAAGATCCGGGCGTTCATCATTGCTCGTGGTATTTGTTTCGCTACGCCGCATCAGCTGTCTCCCGATGCGAAGAAGAAGCTGCAAGAATCCGATGAAGAGTCGGAAGTTTATTTCGCACGAGAAGTCGCTGGTAAGTCTCTTACTGAAACGTCAACGAAGATTACCAACGAAGTGGACGTCGAGATCACGTTCCACGTTGCCAAGACTTCGTTCAAGAACTACTGGACGTACTGTGTGGGTAAACAACGGGGTGAGGGGTGTGCTCCGGAGAAACGCTTTGGTATTTACGACATCGATCCGGTTAAGGGGTTGAAGCACGATATCAATGGCAAGCCTATGTTCCGCAGAAGTCTGACTTACAAATTTGATGAGAACGGGAATCAAGTGAAAGATTGGGATGCCCTCTGAGGCATAAGCGAACCTATACTCCAGGGAGCCGCAAGGCTCCCTGGAGTATATGGATTATGTTTGCTTAGTAGGATTGTTGCTGTGCATACAAGGAATAAGCCTTGGCTGCTTTTTCCGCGCGGTATTCCAACAAGAGTCTTAACCGTATACGGCCATGGCAGTCACATGGAGTACGGCAAGAACAACTAACGTGCAGAATACCAGGTGGTCCCATATCTGGTGGCTTCCGTAGATTGGGTTTCTCCCAGACACGAATTGGTGGGTGTTGTTTATCCATTCCCATATCTCCTCTAAGGATGTCGCTATAGCTCCGCTTAGCCTATAGCAAAAATAGCCCAACCATTCCCTCCACCCGGTTTCCCAGACAGATTTATACATTAGGATAGTTGAGCTACTGGGAAACTACTTAACCGAATATTCTTCCATTCCGATCTGAATCGAGATAGCACTGTGTTCCCTGAAGATCGGTTTAGCACTTTGGGTATCCATCTGGTAATCCGAACGAATACCCGCCACACTACCTTCACGGTACATCAATGATTCACTACCGCTCATGTAGTAGTAACGCACAGGCATGCACGGATCGATCAGGGTAGCCATGGAGTTGTGCCAAGTCAGTGTCGTGATCGACACGTCATTCAGCGCACTCTCTGTTAAATGCTTACAAATGTTACCCGTTGGGGTGACAACTGTAGGGATCCATTCTTCACCGCTCTGCCGGTTAACCGTCTTGTACTCAGACAGGGAGTCACCACGGGTGGTGGCAGCTTGACCTTTACTGTAGTACCGACCAGTTTCACCCATCACTGCGTCAGCAGAAACAATCCGTTTACCCACACCTTTGTTCTGACGATCGATGTCAGTGTCGTCTTCGTTGACAGCACCTCCACCAGTCGACAGGATCGTTAAGGACTTATCATCCATGATCCAAGTGTTCTTCAACGTAGGGAATACGTTTTCGGGCAAACGGTAAATGTTGAGGACCCGCCTGGCTTTCTCGTAGCGCCCCATCCTGACCAACGGATAGATACGCCACAAGCCCTTTCGGTAATACATTCCCAACCCAGTGTTGTAGATACCAAACTGATCGTCGTTCTGAAGGAAAGCCCCCAGGTCAATCAACCGGGTGCCGAACGGTATCACGATCTGTTTGAACGTACGGTCGTTATCGATTGGGTATTCGATATCCACCCCTTTCCATGCGTCAGGGCCAGATAGCCCCAATTGCTCGCCTGGTTCGCACAACAGGTCGTGTAGGGCGTTGTCCAGTGTCGACATCACCAAGATATCTGACACTGGTTCATTCCGCAGTTTACCAAACCCCGGTTCATACAGCTGGAACTGAACCGTGATCATGTTGACCGCGTCTTTGGTCTCCAGGTTAGCGGTGGCCGTGTTGTTACCTTCCATGGAAGGGTCATCTGCGTCAATGGGGGTCGCCCGGTAACGTGTCATGACCCGATCCATCCCGGTTTGTTCTACGACTTCAATGTAGAGGTTATCCCGGTGAGGGACAATACGGTTCTGGTACACGCCCGGTTGGATTTGCACACGGATACGGCAGTCATCCGAACGACCTGTGTTGAAACGACACAACCGAGCAAAGCCGTTAGGGATCAACAGCTCGATCTGCTCGGTGGGCGTGATAGCCATGGCGGTCATGGTAAACAACCGCTCATTCTTTTGCGTGTCGTTAACAAAGTTGGCGTAGGAGATTAAGTTCTGTAAGGAACGAGGAGCTTCCATGATTAACCGTCCTGAAAGATCCAGTTAGGGTTAGCACCACCCGCAGGTTCGATTGCTCCCAGTCCATCAAACTGTCCGGACCCACCGAAGAAGCCGTCCTGCGCCAAAGATTCTGGCAACATGAACTGTTCACCTTCTGGGCAGATCTCATCCAGGTAACTGATGAAGCTGAAGTCATCTTTCCGCTTGTGGTGCATGTTGGTCGCAGTAAACAACGCAGCCAAGCCTAGCAGGCCTCTCTGATTGAGTGCGTCGTCTTCTTGTGCC